CTGTCATCGCCCAACTCAACCAAATGGGCAAGATCAGCGACTCCATGCTGCTGGAGATCCTCCGCCGCGGCGAAATCCTGCCCGACAACGTAAACATCGAAGACGAAATCGAAGCCATGAGCCAATCCACCACCCCACTCTTGGAGCCAGCCCAAACAACAGAAGAAACCCCGAGTTCTTAACTGCTAACGTAGAGACGTCCAAGTAATACACAACCGTGCCTGAAGAACAGCAAGCGCCCCAAGCTCCCGTGGAGCCTACAGCGCCTCAGCCTGTGGCTGAAAGCTCCGATCTGGCCGCCCAACTCGAAGCCCTTCGTGCGAAGAACCAAGAGTTGATCGCCGAACGCCGCAAGGACCGCGAAAACCGCGAATCCCTACAGCACCAACTCGACGAACTCCGTGTAGCCCAGGAATCCGCCAAAACCCAAAAACTCGCCGAATCCGGCGAATTCAAAACTCTCTGGGAAGAAGCCCAACAAACTGTTGCTGACCTCAAGCAACAACTAGCTACAAAAGATTCCGAAGTCGAGCAAATTCGACAGGGCTACACACAGGAACAACTCCGCGCAGGCGCCATCGCCCAACTCTCATCTGCTGGTGCATTAGCACCTGATCAGCTGTATCGTTTAGTGCAGGAGAACCTACGCGCCAAAGAAGGACAGCCTGTGGCTTATGTCGGCGGCGTTGAAGTTCCGATCGGCGAGTACATCGCCAACCTCAAAAACCCCGGTAGCGGCTTCGAGCATCACTTTGCTGCAACGAACCGCGCCGGCATGGGTGTTACGGGTAGTGCCCGTGCCACCGCGCTACCCGGCCAAAACAACCCCTGGTCCAAGGAATCCTGGAACATCACGCAGCAAATGCTGATGCTTGCCAACGATCCCGACAAAGCCCGGTTGTTACGTGCCGAGGCCGGCAAATAGCCCCTGTGGGGCGCCCTCCGCAAACCCAACTAGGAGCCCACAATGGCTGCCATCTCTGAAAACTACTCCGGCGGAACATTCCTGTCGGATCTTGTCTCCCGCCCCGAATTCCTTCAGTACACCGCTGAAGGCATCTTCGAGCAATCGAAGTGGCTCCAAAGCGGCATTGTGCAGCGTAACGCTGCCCTGGACGCCCGCAGCGGCGGCACCCGCGTGCGCGTGCCCTTCTTCGACCCCATCAACCCCACCGAAGAGCAGATCCTCTCCTCGGCTGCCTGGGGCACCTCTGGCGCCGGCTATCTGACCCCTCAGAAGTCGACTGCCGACGAGCAGATTATGACCATCCTGCACCGCGGCTTCGCGTATGCAGCTGATGATCTCAGCAAGCTCGGCTCTGGCGCTGACCCGCTGGCTCACGTCCGCAATCAGCTGACTGCCGCCATCAACAAGCTGAAGACCTCCACCCTGAAGTCCCAACTGCTGGGTCTGTTCGGCGGTATCTCTGGCGCTGGCGTGCTCGGCCCCAACCAGTTCGACGCCTCCTTTGCTGGCGTCCCCGGCTCGATGACGGAAGCCAACTTCCTGAACGTCGCCAACATCGTGAAGGCCAAGGCCAAGCTCGGTGAGCGCGGCGACGAGCTGGACACGATCGCCATGCACTCCAACGTGGCGTTCTACCTGCAGCAAGTCGGGATGCTGACCTTCAGCACCTCCGCACTGGCTGCTTCTGGCGCTGTGGTCTGGGGCGGCGGCGGTGTAGGCGTGACGCAACCTGAAGTTGCGACTTTTGCCGGCCTCCGCGTGGTGATCGACGACCAACTGACCTATCTGACCGGCGGTACTTCCACCCATGCGGTGAAGTATCCGGTCTACCTGTTCAAGTCGGGCGTTATCTCCGAGGGCATCCAACAGGATCTGCGCCTCGCCGCCGACCGCAACATCCTGTCCATGCAGGACGTTGTGGCTGTGGACTACCACTACGGTTACCACATCACCGGCACCAAGTGGGCCGCCGCTGGCGACAACCCCACCAACGCCACAACCACCGGCAACCTTGCCGCCACCGCCAGCTGGAACCTGGTCTTTGGCACCACCAAGATGGTGCCCATCGTGCGCCTGCTGGCCAACACCCCGCTGGACACCACCGCTTACGCCTGATCTTCAGCCGTACAGCAAAAAGGCCCCCAACTCGGGGGCCTTTTCTTTTGCTCAACCTTCAGCCTGAAGCCTCATTTCTTCCTGCCGCTTGAACACAGCCTCCGAATCAATCGCCATCTTGTACGACTGCAGGATCAACTGGTTCACCAGCACATAAGAAACTTGCAGCTGTTCGCAGATCTCAGGAACTGTTGCGCCTTTTTCACGCAATGCACGAACCTCTCTGGCCACATCGGCCCACTTACGCGGCTGTGTGGGATCCGGTGCCTTGACCACAGGGGTCTCTACGCTGGACTCTGAGGAAACTCGACGCGGCGTCATGAAACTGGTTCGACTGTTCGTACTACACAATAATCGCCGTTTCTTCGTTGACGTCCCCTACGGCGAACACACCGAAAGACAAGCCGACCTGGAACTTTCCGGCGCCAACGTTTACCACGCAGCCCTACTTAGCAATCCACCCAAAGCAAGCAAGTCCAGGACTGGCGCTAGACTCAAACAAAGACTGTACTAACTCGTGGCAGCTGTCATCGACGCCACTTTGGGTGGGGCCTCGGCCAACTCGTATGTGACGCTGGTGGACGCCGACGCCTACTTCGAGACAGTCCCAGACTCCACGACCTGGACTGACAAAACCAACGACCAGAGAAACCGCGCCCTGATCAGCGCCACCCGCTGGATCGACGCACTGAGCTTCTACGGCGACCGCTGCACCGAAACCCAAGCCCTCAAGTGGCCCCGCGACAACTACAAAGTTGACGGCATCGACCTTGCCTGCACGCTGATTCCAATCGGCATCGAAGTCGCCACCTACGAACTGGCGCGTGCCCTCGCCAACGACACCGACGCCATCACCGGCAGCACCGGCACCACTGGCCTCTACGACCAAGTGGAACTGGGCGAACTCAAAGTCAAATACAAAGCCAGCTCCATGACCCCTGGCATGGTCAACAACGTTTTTGACCTCTACCCCTGGCTCCAGACCTACCTCGGCGCCTACTGCATGGGCGGCGCCACCAACTACGCCGTCCGCCTACGTCGAGGTTGATATGGGCCTAATCGACACCACCTTTGCCCCGATTCCCACAGCCCTATTAGCGGACTGGGGCCAAAACATTACGTATATCAAGACTTCTACACCCCGCTCTTACGACCCCACTACTGGCGCCGTCACCGGAGCCGACACAACGGTCACCCTCAAAGGCGTCATCACCCGCGTCAGCCCCCGTGAATCCGAAGGTCTGTATCAGACAACAGACCTCAAGATCATCATCGGCACCAGCGAACTTGGTACGTACTACCCCACCGAAGCCGACCGCATCCAGTACACCCAAGCCGGAGTAACCCGCGAGGCAAAGATCATCGCCATCACCACCTACCGTGGTGACAACCCGGTCTACCACTCCCTAATCGTGAGGCCCCAGTAATGGCACGACGCCGGAACGACTTTATGAAGCTTGCCGAAAAGCTAGAGGCAGCCGTACTGGCACCACTAATTCTTGGTGCGGCACGCGCTGCTCAGGGTGTAGTAAAAGATTTACAGGAATTAGGTCCAGCATGGTCCGGTGAATTCTCCAACTCCTGGGAAATCGCATCCGCAAGTAAGGTAACATCAGGCACCGGATCTTCAGGTGCTCCACAACGTATCCTTGCACCTATTCTTACCCCTAACGAGTATAAATTTAAGCCTGAAGTAAAATACTACATTGCAAACAAAGCTCCTCATGCAGATGTAGCTTTAGATCTCGTAGAAAGCCGTTACAGATACCCAGGATTTGAGCCCATCAAAGAAGCTGAACGCGGTAACCGTATTACAGGTTTGCGCGGTGACTTGGACTTAAGTACAAACGGCCCGAATCGTCGCACTGCCCCCCTTGACTGGTACGCCACATACATCAATGGGGGAAGGATAAATAAAACTGTAAGCCTTTACATGGACGAAGCACTGCGTAATGTGAAGCTATGAACTACCAAGCTATCCGCGCCGCTGTCGAAAACCCGCTGCTTACAGCGTTTAACGCACTGGTGCCTGCCGTACCTGTCTATTTCGACAACATCACGGCGGTCCCGCCAAATACCACGACTGAATACGTCCGCATAAATGTTACTTTCGGTATTACCAACGAAGCCACGCTTACCAGCAGCGTGGACAACGCCCGTGGCGCGATTGTTATCCGCATCTTCACCGAAAAAGGGCGCGGCCCTGCTCGCAACCAGACCCTCCTAACCACCGCCGTCAACGTACTAGAAACACTCAACAACACCGCCAAAACAACCAGCGGCGTGTTTTTCCGCATTGGCGACATCAACGGCCCCATATTTTCTGCAACAGAGGAGGCCCCGCATTTTGTGGGCCGGCTTGACACTTCCTACGTCGCAACTGTTTTGTCGTAGGTAATGCTTATGTACAGGCGCTAACCTGTATTAAGCCGGGCAGTGCCCGCCCACGTAAACCTCACTGGTACGCCCTATGGCCACCACTGTTCTGTCCGGCACGTCCGGCGCTCTCTACTACAAACCCGCCGGCACCACCGGCACCTTCGGTGAATCCGG